AGGGTTCGTCCCTAGTCCATGCGTTGGGGTTGTATTTGGCGGACACCATTATGGCGGTGTGGCCGTCGGGGATGATGCCGCCGCGACTGGTGATGAAGTCGTGTAGTTCGGTGTCGACCAGCTGCGAACTGCTGGTGGCGGTGATGATGGATTCGTCGCCTGTGGCGTTCCATTCTTGGGTGAATACCGCAACGCCCCGGCGGTCAGGAGCCACCGGGGGTTGTGGGGTATTCAGCAGGTCATCCAGCATCGGGGTTTGCGTTTTCCACGATGTCCTCGACTCGGAGGATTTCGGAGATGACTTTGATTCGTGCGTTGATGAGGTCGATTTGTTTGATGATTTCGTCTAGTTGTTCGTCGGTCATGTGCGGTTCCTTTCGCAGGTGGCGCATTCGCCGCGTCTGTGTGATCGTATGGCTGATTCGGAGCTGGGGCATCCGATGGCGTTGAGTGTGCGGTAGATGTGTCGTGCTTGCACGTCGGGGTTGTCGAATGCCCGGAGGATGGCGTTGCGGTCGTCCTCTGGTTGGGTTGCTAACCATGGCCCGAATTTGCACCCTCGCGAGTTTTCGGGTTGTGGTGTGAGCAGGATGCTTTCTAGTGTCATGTAAATGCCACTATCAGCACGACGAGGTAGGCGATGACGCCCCAGATAATTCCGCCGATGAGGAATCGGTTGACGAATGCTTGGCGCTTGTACATGCGCATTTTGTACGATTCGCGCATCAGAACGGTGCCACCTGTGTTGGGGTTGCCCAGTCGCCGTTGACGTCGGGTGATGCCTCGACCGGGGGTGCTGTGACCGTGACGGTGGGGTTGTTCACGTTTAGATCCGCGGCGTGTTTGGTTGTTCCGTCAAACCCGATGTATTCGTTGACTTTGACGGACAGTTCGCCGACGGCCTCGACGGTGGCGGAAAATGCTGGGATGGGTGTAATCCACACTTTCCATTTTTTGTCGAATGTGCGGCCATCGTTGAGTTTGATTGTTTCGAGGAGGATGAATCCTTTGTCGCCGAGTGGTTTGTCGACGAGTCCGGTTACTTTTACGTGTGCCATGTTGCTAGTTTCCTTTTCTATGCTGAGTGGTTTACTTTGCGCGAGTTGTGACGATTTCGACCAGGTCGATTACCGTCAACCCATTTGTAATTCAGCGTTTTGGGTTGACTAATGATTTCCATGTAAAGCTTTGGTCGATATTTCATCATTCGTTTTTCTTTTCTGTTCACGAGATGGGTTCCTTTCTCCATTGTTCGTATTGCCAAGTGTAGCAGGTTGCGCAACTGGTAGTCACTTCGTCATGCTCTGTGCATTTCGGCGCGTCGGCGGCGACAGCCATGCCGGGCGCGTCGGAATTGTTGATCGTGTTTACTAGTGAGCCGTCCGGCGCTCGGCCAGGGGCCGCGCCGACGGCGAACGTATCTGTTCTTATCTGTTCTTTATATGTTCGGGGGACATGGGTGTCCGCCCCCCCCGGACGTGGGTGTCCGCCCTTGCGGTCGTGGATGTCCGCCCCGGGGAGGACATGGGTGTCCGCCCCTACGACCTCGGAAACGTCGATAACGTACTTGTTTGTGCCACGCAAACCTGCCTGTTTGGTGGTTTTGAGTACGCCCTCTACTTCGAGTTCGCGGATGATTCTCCGGGCATGACGTGTGGACAGTCCGGCCTGTTGTGCGACGGTGGACAGCGCGGGCCATGATGCGTTGCCTTTTGCCTCGTTGACATAGTCGGCGAGGATGATGAGTACGAGTTTGTGTGTGCCGTCGACCCGGTCGGTGTGGATCACTTTCTTGACCAGTTTGAAACTCATTCGGTAGTCCTGATGCTGTCGATAATCACAGTCAGATGTTCAAAGGGTTGTCCGTGTTCTTTGAACGTGTCGCGGAATACCCCGATTACCTCGATTATGCGTTCCCGTTCCTCTGCAGCACCAACGCACCGTGCGCAGATGTCTCGAGGCATGCTGTGTGCCCTGCAGGGCTTACCGTTGCTCATTGCGGTTTACCGCAGATAACGCAATGCGATGGGCCGCAGCGACCTACGCGCAACCAATGGTGTTGATGTTCTTTCTGTTCCATGGATACTCCAATGAGAATCCCCCGACACATCTAGCCATGTGCCGGGGGAAGTTTGATTAGGGTTCAGGCTAGTGAATGCTAGTCATCATAGTGCGAAACAGTCACCATCGTGCAAAGGTCCACTTTGGTGTCGTGTTTTGTGATGACCAATGTTTTGACCTGTTCGTCGCCGACGGAGAACGCACCGCCGCGTTGCAGCCCGTCCAGCACACTCTTTGCCAGGTTGTCGACATCCTGTTTGGCAGCACGATCCGTGTAAACGTGGATGATAACGCGCAGGTCGCCAACCATCGACAGCATCCCCATCTGACTGTTCCACGCAGCTGCGACTTTCTTTTCAAACTCCACCGTTGTGGCAGGTGTGTAAACGCCACCTGTCCGGGTCATTCGTGGTCGACCTTTGGGAACAGCCCGACCGTCGACCCTAATTCTGTTCATTGAAGTGTTTTTTGCGAGCTGTAAATTCGGCAATGAGTTTGGTTGAGTCGCCGGAGTCGACGGCGCGTGACCATAGTGCCTCGAGTTCTTTAAGTGTTGCGGTGTTTTGTATGTCAATTGTCGTGATTTGCGCCGCGTTTGGTGTGCCACGATTTACCTTTGCCATTTCCTCCCGTGTCACGCGCTTGTCGCCACCATAGTTCGCTTGGGCGAGTGCGCGGCCCACAGCCGATGACTCACAGTTCTCGAGGGCACTTGTGACGTTTGCCCCGGCTGTTCCGTCAATCTCAAACGCCAGCCCCGTGCCCGTTGGTTGCACGTCGTTGTTTTTGTCGAACCATACTTCGGCGTAGACGACCCATTGCTTGCGTTCACGGTCGGCATCGGTGGTCAGATTCTTTGTGATGATCGCACCATTCTCATGGTCAGCGTAGAACCTGATTATTCTTTGGGCGACCGTTTCATAATTTTGCAGGTCAAAGCGAGCCATTTAGTTCCCTCATTTCGATGTAGTTGTTGTAATCGGTAATGAACCTGTTGGCAACCTCTTTGAGGTCGGCAATCATGTCCTCGTCGCGTTCAATGATGGTGTGCTTGGGTTCCATCCATGCAGGCACAAAGTCCCCGTTATCTGCCTCGGCGCGTAACAGCCACGCAAACACACACTTGGTCGCCCCGACGACGTGCAGTTGCCATTGAACCTGTCGACGGTACTGAATCGGAATCTTGTCCGGGTCCCAATCTTTGCCCGTCGTTTTCACTTCAGCAATAATCGACCAGTCGGCGTTCAGGCCGTCCGGTGTTGCCAGATGCCACCGTTCAGCACCAACCCCACAGATTAGCCAGTCGTTCGGCGCAATCTTGTATTCCGGCGGCAGACCGTTCACGATCCATTCCTCGTAATTACGCCCAAACTTCATGTAGGCGTTGTCCTCGACAACGTGTTCCTCGGGGTTTAGGGCGCGTTTGAGTTCGGCATCGAACCCACCGGGGCCTGATGCCGCTTTGGCGACTGTTGTGGCACTTACGCCGTATTGACGTGCTTTGTACCATTCGTCAGTTAGTGACCGTGCCACCATTCGTTCGATTTTGTTGTTCAAGCAATATCCTCTCTCCAGCTGCGAGTCGCTGTCGAGTGAATTCTGCCATGAGGCTATGACGTGATATGTCGACATCGCCGCGCATTCGGATGCGTAGGCGGTCGATGAAGTCTTGGTGTGCTGCTTGTTCGGCCTCGTGCCGTTCAAAGATGATTGCGGCGAGTTCGGCGCGGACTACGTCGGGGTGTGGGTGGCGTTCGGCCCACAGGTTGATGTGGCCGCATGATCCACACGGGGTCATAGGAACGTGAGCAACCATCGGAGGATGTAGTATCCGACGTAGATTGAGCCGCACCATGCGAGCAGAACGAGGAAGTCTTGTGTGTAACGCATTTTTACTCCTTGGCTAGTAGGTGGCAATAATGTATCACATAAACAGGGGCGGTCAACCCCTAATGTTGACCGCCCCACCCGAACAGGGAGAAAGGATAAGAACCTATTCGGGGATGACCTCGGCGACGACATCGACGACCGGGGGGATGATTGCGGCGGCCTCGGCGCGTTTCTCGGCAATCTCTTTACGCAACAACTTCTTGGGGTCGATGAACGTGCCTCGCGCGTTCTTGATTGCAAAGTGCAAGTGTGGCCCTGTGCTTGTCGTGCCCGTGTTGCCCGACAGCGCAATCACTTCGCCAGCCTTGACCCGTTGCCCGTTGCGCACCTCAAGTTTTGACAGGTGCAAGTAGTACGAGTGTTTGCCGTCCGGGTGCCGAATCGCGATGTTCTTGCCCAACACCTGATCGGGGTTGTTTGAGCATGACACGATTGTGCCTTTGGCAGTCGCGAACACCTTGTCACCCGTCTTGCAGGCGTAGTCCAGTCCGGGCATCTTTGAATGACGCTTGACATGGTCATCGAAGTTATCGCGCACCTCGTGCGTTTTGCATGGTCTGACGTAATCAACGTCCATTGTTATCCTCCGGTGTTTGTGATGATGAGTGAAACGAGTACGGCGGCGATGCCAGACAGCCCAGCAAACCCCCACACTTTCATTTCCAGATTGCGAATTCGCAGTTCGTGGTCGTCAAGCTGTTTCGGGTGGTCGCCCATTCGCAGCTCAAGTTCAATAAGTTTGTCGTAGATCCGTTCGAGTGTTACGACGACTCCGTCACTTGGCATTCTTTCCACCGTCTTTTGCACGGGCCGTTTCGATTGCCGAGTTGATTGTCGAATCAAAATCGGTGTCGTTGACTGTGCCCTTGCCCGCGTAGATGAATGCCAGCGCACCAAAGATGCCCAGAACACCCGTGAGAGCCCCCATAAGGGCACTCTGGGCGACTGAAAGCCCAATAGCCGACCCAGCACCCAACCCAGCAATTCCAGCGCCGAGAG